TCAACAAGCTGACTAACAGTGCCAGAAGGCTTAATACAAGTGATGGCAGCAGATACAGGGATATCAAGCTCAGTGGATAGCTGTAAGTTTGTAGCAACCGAAACATCTCTGAGTCCCTCAAGCATTGCTTTAGTTTGTTCACTGGTTTCTCCCATAAGTTTGTTGTCCAGGATACCAGTCAGTGACACACCGAGTAGTCTCTCAGCCTCAGTGTTCTTCTGCCATACCTTACGAAGATACGGGAAGTGAGTCAGCGTTGACTGATACGTACCTAAGATAGTAGCTAGTCTAACTTTACGTTCTAGGTCCTGCTTGGTATCTGTATCTCGTACCACTACCTCAGACAAGTTACAGAACTGATAAGGTCTAAGGATAATCTCTGAGCATGGGTTAGTACCGAACTCGAAGTCTGTATCTCTACGTCCATTCTTCTTAGCAGTAGCTACAGCAGCCTCACGATTAAAGATACCTCGCTCACCACTATGACTGTGATATAAGCTAGTCCACTCGTTGAGGAACTGTCCTACGTCAGGCTTCGTAGCATACACAGCAGAGTTGTTAGCTAATGCACGTTGAGGATTAGCTTCCCACCACTGTCCTACCTTAGCGTGTCTCATCTTGTCATCTTCCAGATCAGACAGTGAGATCATAGCTGAACGTCTAACACCACCCACTACTACAACCTCAGCTACCTTACACATGATGTCGTGACACTCTAATGTGTTGAGCTTACGTCCTGCTGCACCTTGAAACTTCTTAATGACAAACTCAATCAACTCATTCAGTGGTGCTGGTCCACTAGCTCTACCACCAAAGGTCTTGAGTCTAGCACCTGCTGGTCTAACCTTTCGTAAGTCCCACTTCGGTATCTCACCGGAGTACAGTAGTGCTATGACCTGACGTAATGCCTTAGCCCATCCTTCCTTGCTATCAGCAACAACGATAGTCGTGTCTGACTTGAATAGCTTCTCAGGTATCTCAGGTAGCTTATCAACGTACTTATGCTCAACACTGAAACCTACACCAGTACCACACAGTAGGATATACATAGCCTCATCGAATGCTTTAGGATCATCAACAGGCAGGTAGCTACAGTTGTATCCTGCTGTGTTGTCCCTGTCCAGAGCCTTACCTGCTGACATGATAGAACGCATAGAAGGTACAACCTCTAAGTTCTTGATAGCTTCACGCAACTCTGAGTCTGTCTCCATCGGGATCACATGGTTATGCTTAGTCTCCAGATGGTTCTTCATGAAGTCCATGTATCTATCGACTGTCTCATACCAGTTCTCTCTACGTCCTTCGTCCTGCACAAACCTACAGTACCTACTCTTAGCAATATATTCTTGGTAAAAATCCATTATTCTATTTCCTTTATTAGTTTATCGTAATTCTCTTCTACTAAGTCTTCAAATCTATCTAGTATGTCAGACGAGGTGAGATCTAATAATTCTAGAATATCTATCTCATTGTACACACTAAGTTTCTCTATGAGTTCAGCAAGCGTCAGGTTCACAATGATTCTCCATATCTTCTATTTCCATAAGTACCAAAGTGCAGTACCCAGAGATATCTCTCCATGAGTCATCATATAACGGATCTCCGTTAAGAATCCTAGCTAACTTGTTTGCAATCAGATCGAGAGATTCCTTCATGTAGTCAGGCATTGTAGCGTAGTTAGGTGAATACTTCATAACTTGTTTTAGTTCTTGGCTGATCTTACTAACCATATGATACTGACCGTAAGTATCTGCTCTGGTTTGTAGTACCTTTTTAATTTCCATACTGTTTCCTCAGATAGTTTATGGACACAGGCATCTCGTCAAAGCTACCATCGTTTACTTCGTTCAGCATCCAGATACCAGACCAGCTACCATTAGTCTGAGGAGTTAGATAGTCCTCATCATGTTGATAGTAGATACCAGCAAAGATACCCGTAATGCCTTTACCGTCTGCCTTCTTACTGAAAGAAATAGCTCTATCTTGGACATGACCCATAATGCACGACATATGTTTTTTTTGCAGTAGCAAATTAGGATTACTTACAGGTCTACCCATTACACCAGAAGTAAAGTAGTGACTATAAGCTATCCCGTTTATGACCGCTACATCTAGAAAAGAACGAACCTCCCAGTTATATTTCTTTAAATTAAAATCATCATAACCAATCAAGCCTTCTAGCTTTCTGTCTGACTCAATAGCTCTGTCAATACGATACTCATGGTTTCCAATAAGAAAAATCTTTTTAGGTTTCCAGACTTTCTTTTTGTTTGCTTTCTGTTTTTTTTGTTCATCAATAATAGGCTTCATAAATACATCCATAGCTTTGTTTCCTGCTTGAATGTCATCATTGTATGTTCTTCCTTCAAATGCTTTTTTACCAACATCGTAAATGGAAAGACTAGGCATATCCCAGTGATCGCCAAGATGAACAATAACTTCTGGCTTGGTCTTGACAGCGTACTTACCAGCCCATTCTAAATGCTGAAACGAATGATTTGGTTTACATTGTGTATCAGGAATTATCAAATGTCTCATTGGTTCCTTTCAATAAAGTAACAAAATATTCAGCATCAATAACAGCAAGAGGCTTAGAGTGATTCTGTTTGACTATGACTATTGGTTGTCTACCCTCAGAGCAGTTGTCAGCAGCTTGCGAATAGAAAGCATAAACAGCCATAGACTCTCTTGACTTACACTCAACAGATATACCTAACTGATCTCCTACTTCTTGAGAGAACAGTATGTCCTCACCTCCAGCTCCCATACTTGTTGATCTTACATCGGACCGGGAAAACGAGAATTGTTCAATAAGCTGATCTCTGAACCATTGTTGGAGCTTTCTACCTTTGGCTTTTGCACTTTGGGTTTTGATGACTTTCTCCTTAAATCTAAAAACTTATCTAGTCTTACTTTCTTAATACTTTTAATCCACTGTTTCGGTATGTGTATCCTGGAGTTAGACTGGTCATGAGATATAACAGCCGCAAGGCAAATAGCATCTTCTGTCTCGTCAACAATAAAACCAATACTAAGACAAGGGTGTACATCTACTTTTACTTCTGTTTCCCAACCACTATCAGACACAGCATCGACCCATTGAACATAGCCTATTGTGAAATGTTTGGCGGTTTCCATAATTGATTCTCTTGTCTTCTTATCCATAACAACCTCGCACGTTCAGTTAATGTCTCAATGTTATTGTCATATTTATCAAGAACAGCTTTAAACAAACTTTCTTCAGTATTGCAATTGTTTAAAATCTTTTTAGCTTTGACCGGGCCAATGCCTTTAAGACCAGCTATGTTATCAACTCTATCTCCAGTTAGAATCTGAATGTAAAAGTTTTTTATAGCTTCTTGTTCAGTAACATAATACAAATTTTCTTTTACAAAATTATAATGCCAGCCTCGTAACATATTTAAATCTTTGTCTATAGACATAACACAAGTGCTGTCTTTTGAAGAATTATATACGTCTATGCCTATAGCATCATCAGCTTCTTGATTGTCACTGACTTTAAAATCCCACTTTGTAACTAAGTAGTCACGCAAAGAATCGTAATGAATAGGTCTTCTTACGTCTTTTCTATTCTGTTTATAAGTAGAAGAAATTTCTGATCTATAGTTAGATTTTCCTGTTAAGTAACCTTGATAAGAACTTATGCCTTTATATCGAATTAAAACATCTAAAAAATTTCCCATTCGAGAAATAGCAAATTGTTCTTCTTCTGGATCATCAACACTAAAACCAATTCTATAGACCAGAATATCTCCATCGATGAGAGCGTGTGCGTTCTTCATCGATTTAGGCATAGTTAAAGATCATTTGAAGATGTTGGTTCAGTGTATTCAATTAAATCAGTAATAACTAACTTATTAATTCCTGTACCTACACCAGTCTTATTCTTCCAGCTCCAAGCATAAGGTTTAACGGTAGCAATGCCTTTAGAACCATTTTTAATTTTACAAGTAACTGGTGTTCCGTCAGAAAGCTCTGCTTTAATCGGATAGTTTCTGGACTTAGCTGTAATAAAAAATCCTTTATCTTCTTTTTTCTTTACAACTACACCCATAGACTCTAGTGCATCAATTGATTCTTTAGATAAATTACACAAGTCAACTTGATACTTACCGCTCATTTCATTTGGGGTATCTAAAGCTGCCCACATAATATCTGCTTCTACAACAACTGGTTTTAGATTAGCCATAAAATCCTTTTAATGTGTTTCTGCCCAATTTATTCCTACTTTGTACTCTCCATCGAGTGGGCAGCGAAGCCCGAAAGAAAGTCCTGCTTCCTGAATTGCCTGTACGCCTGCTAGACCTACAGACTCAGCAAGTTCTTTTGTTGTCTCTATTTGAAACTCATCATGCACATTAGCTACAAAAGAGCCGTGTAGTCTATCACAGTCAATCTTCTTTGTCATAAGAATTAGAGCTTTCTTCATAACGATAGACCCTGCTGATTGCAATAAAGTATTAAGAGCAGCGTGTTGATGTCTGATCTGTAATCTTCTTCCATCAAGACCAGGAAGCCAACCTTTTTGAGCCAATCGATCTACTTTTTCTCTAAGCTCTTTAATTGATGGTGTGTTATCTAAAAATCTTTTTATAACTTTGCCTCCTTCTTTCTCAGATATTCCTAAAATGATTCCCATCTTGGCAGAACTGCAACCGTACAAGAGAGCATAAATCATAGTTTTAGCTAAATTTCGATCAGACAAGCCAGCAGCTTTCATATTAGCTGTGTGAACATCACCTTCACAAACTTCTTTAATGTAATCGATATCTTTTGTGTAGTGAGCTAACATTCTAAGTTCTAAACCAGAGGCATCCACACCAACTAAAACATTACCATCATCAACAGTCCAACACTCTCTGCATTCTTTTCCATACTTGCTTCCTAAATTTGGCACTTGAGCCATATTTGGTTTGCTATGGGCCATTCGGCCAGTTATCGTTTTGTTGGTAATAACTTGCCCATGTACTCTGTTAGAGTTATCAGCATGATCTATCCATTTCTCAACTTGAGTAATTCGTTTTTGTAAAAGTAAGTATTCTTCGAATAATCTAGCTTCAGGTCTGTCAATAGTTGCCAGTACGCTCTCATCAACAATCACCGATCCTTTTTCTGTGTGCTTAGTAGGAGTCCAACCAAGAGCTATCAGACGTTCTGCTATCTGCTTACGACTACCTGGATTGAACACTTCTACTTTGTCTTTAAGACGTTTACCAGTCTTCTCGCTAACACGCTCAGTTACAATAGGTCTGAAAACTGTTTGTAATTCTTCCTCAATTTCTGCCAGTCTTTTCCTCCAGTCTGTAAGAAGGAACATTGCTTTCTTAACATCGAGCTTGAATCCGTTATCTTCTTGCCGTTTAATAATAGTAGCGACTTGATGCTCAATAGCAGAGGACTCACCCCAATCCAATAGATCTCTGCTAAGATTCTCAAATAGTGTAGCGGTGACCTCAACATCTTGGATGCAGTATTCAACCATCTCATCACACAGACCTCCATCGAAATCTGTGAAATCTCCTTTGTGCTTTCCTAACCGTAGTCCCCATGATTTTAGCGAGTGTCCGTTTTCTAGAACTGGGTTGTGTAGCCTTGACATTATTAAGGTGTCTTGCAACTGGCTTGAGTCGATATTCAAATTCCAATGCTTCTTTAACACTGGAGCATCGAACCCGATTATATTGTGGCCAATCAAGATATCTGTGGGTTTTAGATACTCTCGTAACTCGCTTG